GCCCGCGGTGATCGCGCCCGGCTCGGCCGCGGCGCTGGGCACCGCGATCGGCGCGGCCTTCTCCACGCTGCCCGGCGTGCCCGCCACCGTCGCCGCCGGGATCGCGGCCGCGCTGGTGGCCTATTGGGGCGGCGCGACCTTCGCCGGCGCCGTCGCCCCTCCCAACACCGCCGGCGTCGCGGGGGCGTTCGTGTCGGCCTTCGCTGGCGTGATCGGCAGCGCGGGCGGCACGGCCTCGAGCAAGGCCGCGCAGATCGCCGACGCGCTCGACGCAGCGACGCGGGCGGTGCTGGTGACGTTCCCCGGGGGCGTCACCACGCCGATCTCCTGATAGGCTGTCGGCCATGCCCATCCGCGACCTCCTGCTCGACGCCGACGGCGACCTTGCCGTGGCCAACGGCGACCTCGTGCTGGCGGGCGGCAACACCGCGGACGACAACCAGGCGGCGGTCCGCCAAGCGATCGCGTGTCGCCTGCGCCTGTTCCTTGGCGAGTACTACCTGGACGAGACGAAGGGCGTGGACTACTTCGGGCAGATCCTGATCAAGAACCCCGACCCGCTGGTGGTGCGGGAGCTGCTGCGCCAGGAGATCGCGGGCACGCCAGACGTGGTGGCGGTAATCGGGGCCGACCTGCTGCTCGACAACGCGACCCGCTCGGCTTCGATTTCGTACACCGTGCAGTCCGTCTATTCCACCGAGCCGATCACCGACGTGGTGACGATCTAGGAGCCGCAGCATGCCGATCACCTACGGCCTCACCGAGCAGGGCTTCGTCGCCAAGCCGCTCGACGTGATCAAGGGCGAGCTCGAGGCGGCCTTCAAGGCGGGCCCGCTGGGGCAGTCCGCGGGCACCGAGCCCGACGGGTCCATCCCGGCGCAATCGGTCGCCGGCCAACTCGTGGCGATCATGGCGGACGGCCTGGCGGCGCAGTGGGAGATTGACCAGGCGATCGTCGCCGGCGTGGACCCCACCACCGCCAGCGGCGCGGCGCAGGACGCGGTGTGCTCGATCACCGGCACTGTGCGCGCCCCGGCCAGCAAGTCCACGGTGTCGTGCGTCTGCAGCGGCACGCCGGGCACCGGGTTGCCCGCGGGGCGCGTGGCCACGGTGGTCGACAGTGGCGCCCGCTTCGTCTCGTCCGCCGCGGGCACGATTGCGCTGCTCTCCTCGTGGGGCCCCTCCACCGCCTACGCCTACGGCGCCATGGTGACCAACGGGGGCAACGTGTACTTCTGCGGCACGGCGGGCACCAGCTCCGGCAGCGGCAGCGGCCCCACGTCCACGGCGACCACGCCGATCACCGACGGCGGCGTGACCTGGTACTACGTCGGCCCCGGCATGGGCGCGGTGTTGGTGCCCTTCGCTGCCGAGCAGACCGGACCGATCGGGGCCGTGGCCGGCACGTTGTCGCAGATCGCCACCCCCGTGGACGGGTGGCGCGGCGTGCGCAACCCGCTCGACGCCGTGGTGGGCGCGGCGCTCGAGGGTGCGGCGGCCCTGCGCGTCAAGCGCGAGGTGGAGCTGACCTCGGACGCGCTGGCGGCCGCCAACGCGATTCGCGCCCACATGATCAAGGTCACGGCGGTGAAGGCCTGCACGGTGTTCGTCAACAACACCGACGCCACCGACGCCAACGGGCTCCCGCCGCACTCCGTCGAGGTGCTGGTGCTGGGCGGCGCCGACGCCGACGTGGCGCAGGCGGTGTGGGAGGCGGTGGGGGGCGGGATCGCCACCTGCAGCAGCTCGAGCAACAGCGCCGTGATCACCGACAGCAGCGGCAACCCGCAGACGGTGTACTGGACCCGGCCCACCGCCGTGCCGATCTACATTGATGCCACGGTGCTCTATGACGCCAGCGCCTACCCGTCCGACGGCGACGCGCAGATCAAGAACGCCCTGGTGACCTTCGGCGCCAGCTACGTGATCGGCAAGGACGTGCGGGCCTCGGCGCTGATCGCCGCCTGCTTCGACGGGCCGACTTCCACCGCCGACACGGCGACGCCGGTGCCCGGCGTGCTGGACGTGTCGCCGCTCTACCTCGGCACTTCGCCGGGCCCGGGCAGCAGTTCGCCGGTGTTGATCGGCCTGCGCCAGATCGCCACCTTCGACACCTCCCGGATCACGGTCACCTCGTCGCCGGGGACGCCGTAGGCCATGGCCACCACCGCCGGCGTCGTCGACGCCATCGACTGGATCACCCGGGCGCGGTCGCGCCTGTACGAGCAGTTTCGCGACAAGCCGAAGCTGCTGGCGGTGGTCGACGCCTACGCGGCGCAGCTCCAGGCGCTCGACGACGCGGGGCAGGCGCTGACCATGATCTTGTCGATCGACCCGATCACCGACGACACCGAATCCCCGCTGTACGGGGTCGGCCGCGGCGTGCAGCTCCAGCGGATCGGGCGGATCGTGGGGCAGCCGTACACTGGCGAGCCAGACGACCTCTACCGCCTGCGCCTGCGCGCGCGGATCAAGGTCAACAAGTCGAGCGGCACGCCCGAGGAGCTCTACGCGGTCTACCAGGCGCTCGAGGCGGGCGCCGGGCACGCGCGGATCGAGCCCGCGCCGCCGGCGGGCCTGGTGTTCCACGCCAACGACCCCTACAACCCCGCCGAGGCGGCGCTGCTGCTCGGCTTCCTCTCCGACGCGCGGGACGCCGGCGTGCGGCTGTGGCTGGAGTGGCAGGCGGTGCCCGACGCCAACGCCTTCGCCTTCGCCAGCGCGGACTACGCCGGCGACGGCTTCGGCACCACCGCTGACCCCACGGTGGGCGGGGCGCTCGGCGGGGCCCTGTCGACCTGACGCGGGAGGGGCCCCGGTGGTGTAGGCTCGCACCAGGAGGCCCAGCCTATGCCCGTCGCCAAGCCCTCGTCGGTCCCCCGCTTCGCGTCCCTGATCGCGTGGCAGGCCTCGCACTACTACACGGTCGGCGAGCGCGTCACCAACGACAGCGGGAAGATCTACCAGTGCAGCACGGCGGGCACCACCGCCGGATCGGGTGGCCCGACGGGCACCGGCGGGAGCATCACCGACGGCTCGGCCGTGTGGGCCTACCAGGGAGCCACGGCGCCCGCGTGGATCTCCTCCACCGCCTACAGCGTCGGCGACACGGTGACCAACGGCGGCAACGTCTACGTCTGCATCGCCGCGGGCACCTCGGCGGGCAGCGGCGGTCCCACGGGCAACGGCGCGACCGGCATCGTCGACGGCACGGTCACCTGGCAGTTCACCGCGGCCGCCACGGCGATCACCACGCAGCCCCCGGCCGGGATCGCCGACCACGGGTGGCTGCCCGGCCAGCGGCCCCCGGCGCAGTACTGGAATTGGCTGTGGTTCCAGGTCTACCTCTGGCTGCTGTGGCTGCAGGACATCACCAACCAGGCGCTGACCTGGACGGCGGCGCACACCTTCCAGAAGGGCCTCACCGCCACGCAGTCGACGGCGAACACCAACGGCATCACCTCGACGGGCAACGGGCAGGGAGTGGGCGTGGCGGGCGTCGGCGGCACCGCCAACGGCGTGGGCCTATCGGGCACGGGCGGCACGGCGCCCGCGTGGCAGGCGTCGCACGCCTACAGCGTCGGCGACGGCGTGAACCACGACAGCGGCAAGGTCTACCGCTGCACGACGGCGGGCACCTCGGCCTCGAGCGGCGGCCCCACGGGCACGGGCGGCAGCATCAGCGACGGCTCGGTGGTGTGGGCCTACCAGGCGCCGGCGATCAGCTCGCAGGGCGTGCGCGGGCAGGGCACGGGCACCGGCGCCGGCGGCAGCTTCGTCGGCGGCAGCAGCAACGGCAACGGCGTGCAGGGCTCGGCGGTGGGCACGGGCACCGGCGTGGTCGGCGTCGCCGACACCGCCGGGATCGGCGTCATGGGCACGGGCGGCACGGCCAGCGGCGCGGGCGTGAGCGGCTTCGCCTCGGCCGGCAGCAGCGCCAACGGCGTGGAGGGCTACGGCGACGGCTCGGGCAACGGCGTGTTCGGCAGCAGCCCCAACAACGCCAGCTCGGCCGGCGTCCACGGGCGCGGCTACAGCGGCGGCAACGGCATCGGCGTCAAGGGCACCGGCGCCGGCGCGGGGCCGGGCGGCAAGTTCGTCGGCGGCACGGTCTCGCCGGCGGTGCAGGTCAACCCGCTGTCGGGCAGCGACTGGCAGCAGTTCCTCGCCACCGACCTCGCCGGCAACAACCGCTTCCAGGTGGACCACAACGGCTATCCCGGCGGTCTGCTCGCCTACTTCACCGAGGAGTGGCGCGCCGCCGAGAACATCAGCAGCAGCGGCACGTCGACGATCTTCAAGAACTGGAAGTTCCACCTTTTTGGCGGCGGCGCCGGCTCGACGGTGACCAACCCGCCCACGGCGACCATCAACAGCCGGTACGCCCTGCTCGCGGTCACCAGCGCGCTCACCAACGGCGACGGCGCGGCGTACCTGTGCGAGCAGTCCTTCCTTCTCACCGCCGACACCGCGCTCGCCATCGACTTCGACGTGTCGATCACCACCCGCACCGGGTCGCTCGAGATCGACGTGGGCCTCACCAACGACAGCAACGGCGACCCCAACAGCGGCAGCGGTGGCGTGAGCGGTGCGTGGTTCTCGTTCTCCGGGGCGCACGGAGACTGGCGCTACAACGTCCTCAACTCCACCCCCGCGTCGGTGCTGGATCAGGGGACGGGGATCAGCGGCGACGTGGGCACCAACACCTTTCACCGCTTCCGCATCGAGCTCCACGGCATCAACACGCCGCTCGGGCAGGCGGTGGGCGGGGGCGCCTCGTACCTCGTGCGCTTCTTCGTCGATGGCACGCTCAACGGCGAGGTGACGACCACGTACCCCGACGGGTCGCAGAGCTTCACCATGATCGCCAAGCGCAACGGGGGCAGCTCGGGCGGGGCCTCGGTAATCGTCGGTCCGATCCGCGCGACGTGGAACCGCAAGCTGGCGTGGAGCGGGCTGTACTGATCCCCGTGGCGCGCGGTGCCCTGCCGCTGGTAGTCCATGGGCATGAGCACCGCGCGTCCCCTGCTGTCGCTGGTGATGATCGTCCGCAACGAGGAGGCCACGATCGCGGCGACGTTGGCCTCGGCCTTCCCGGTGGTCGACCGCTTCGACATCATCGACACCGGCAGCGGCGACGAGACGCTGGATCTGCTGCGCGCCGCGGGCCTCCCGGGCCGCGTCCGGTCCGCCGCCTTCGTCGACTTCTCGCACGCGCGCAACCTGGCGCTCGAGGCCGCGACCGATCAGGCCCGGTGGCTGCTCATGCTGTCGGGCGGCGAGACGCTGCGGGACGCCGGCAACCTGCGCGCCTTCCTCGAGGCGGCCGAGGCCGAGGCACACGACGCCTACGACGTGCAGGTGCAGCTTGGCCGGGCCCGGTACGCGCATCCCCGGATCACCCGCGCGGGCAGCGCCTGGCGCTACCATGGCGTCACGCACGAGGCGCTCGTGCACCCGCGGGGCGCGCTGCCCGGCCCGGCGCCGGCGGGCGCGTGGGTGCTGCACCAGCGCGCGCCGGGCGAGCAGGCGGCGCAGCGGGTACGGTGGGCGCTCGACGTGGAGCTGCTCACCCGGGCGCTCGAGCGCAACCCCGCCGACGCGCGCTCGGCCTTCTACCTGGCGCAGTCCTACGAGCTGCTCGGGCAGCGCCAGATCGCTGCGGCGGTCTACGCCGAGCGCCTGCGGCTCGGCGGGTGGGTCGAGGAGCTGTACGAGGCCCGGTTGCGCCGTGCGCAACTGCTGGCTGACCTCGGCCGGTGGGACGAGGCCTACCCCGAGCACCTGCAGGCCGCGGCGCTGGCGCCGCACCGAGCCGAGCCCCACTACCAGCTCGCGCGCCGGCTGCGCCTGCGCGGCG